AGTATCAATTCTTTGCGATCAATTAAATTTTTAACATTGCTGATGTTTTGTTTCAGAGTGTTTAGTTCTGAAAACTGGGTTTCATATGTTTTTAAATTTTCAATATCTGTTTGAATTTGATCATATCGAATCATCATTTCATTTAGTATTGATCGATCTGTATCAATCGTATCTTGGGCTTCAAGTGCATCTTGTACGAATATGTTAGATGTACAGTATTTGCAGTTTGGATCATATTCATGAGATTCAAGATGTTGAATTTTTGTTTCTTTGGCATCGATTACTCCTCGTTGGTCTTTCATTCGATCTCGAATATCATCAAACTGTGTTCGAAGATCTTGTAACTCTGAAATTTTAGTTTGTAACTCTGTTAAATTGTAATTGTTTTTTACTTGAAATTTATAATCTGCAATGTCATCTGCATATCCGGTTATTTCAGATTCGGTAGCATCAATATCTTGTTGTAGTTGCTCAATGGTTTTTGTTAATGCCGTTTCATCTTCACGAAGTTTGCTAATGCCAGGCCCGGTATAAGTTGTAGGAAGTTTAGTTTCAATCAGTGCCAAAATTTTGTTTTGAAGTTCATTTCTTCGTTCCTGCAAAACATCTTCTTGTTGTTCTAAATCAATTATGGTTTGTTGGTTGGTTGAAATGATTTCATCGCTCTCTGTAATGATGATATCAAAATCTGTTTTTTTGTATGTTTTTAATTTACCAGCAGTTTCTTTGATTTCATCTGCAGCTAACTGATACAACTGTTCAAACACGGTGATGTCTAAAAACTGTGAAAGAAGATCTTTGCGTTCTCGTTGTGACTTTTCAATAAAATTGTTGTTGTCTGCCTGCAATGAAAATGCTGTTAAAATAAAATCATCATATGTGCCTAAATAACGACGAATATTTTTGTTCGTGTCACTACGTTCTTCACCATTTAAATTTTCGGAATCTGTGAAAAATTCTACATTAACTTTAACATGTCCGTTTTTTTGTTTGATGCCTTCTCGTATAATGGTGTATGTTACACCGTTCAATTCAAATTTAAATACTCCCCGGAACGAAGTTTTTTTGTTGTTTAATACTTCAGATGCTTTACCCGTTTTGCTGCACTTATCAAATATAGTGTATGTTATTGCATCTAACAAAGAAGATTTGCCTGAAGTATTTGCTGCAAATAACCCACATACATCTTGAAGTGATTCAAACATAACTTTGTTACCTTCGCCATAAGAAAACATGTTTTCAAATTCAAAAGAAACCGGATGCCATGTTACGTGTCGCACGGATTCAATTGCCGGTAGTTTTGTGTTTATGGTGCGATTAATGTATCGAATTGCATCAGTTTCTTCTGGCGTTGCTTGTGGAAAATTCACTGAAATAAAATCAGTTATCAGTGTGTTTTGATATTCTACATCTCGCACATTACCAATAGTAAATGATGCCGCGGCGCCAATATTAACAGCCGCAGTGTTTCTTTGAATGGTAATGTCTTGCACATCATACTTTTTGCGAATTGTAGCAATAAGTTTTTTCATGTCTGCTGCAGCAGTATCAGTAAACTTGATGCGGATCCTGGGCTTTTCTGGAATTCGGTGCGGAGCTTTTACTATTTTAGTTCCTTCAACTTCCAATGTTACATATCCATAATCATTGTGTATAACTTCAAATTTCGCAGTGCGGTCTGGTAAGTCCCATACCAATATTCCATGATCTAATGCTTCTCCGTAATTTTGTTGAATAAGACTGCCTGGATATGCAATAGTACCGGCTTCATTTAAGAATTGTGCAGGTTTATGTATATCTCCTAACAACACAATGTCATGACCATCAAATAAATCTACACCTACATGTTCGTTTGATATCTGATAGCCGATATCTGTTTTTGCTGAATTAACCGCGCCATGATGCAATGCTACTTTGTATGCAGCATCAAACTGATTGGCTCGTATGTATTCGGTTGGCGGAACATCAACTGCCATGTGATTAAACACAACGCCACCAATTTCAAACAATCCGTTTTCTTTTATGAAAATAATGTTAGGATTTTTAATCACATTGATAACTGGACTAATTGCATCAGTTCGATGCATGTTGTTTAGATTCATGTCATGATTTCCTAGTATCACTACGGTTGGTATCATGAATCCATCAAAAAATTCAACAAGCATATCAATTAATTCTGGGGACATGTCCAATTTGCTATGCACAATATCACCAGTAACAACTGCAATGCTGTATCCATCACAATGCTGTGCAATGTGATTAAACATGTTTTCAAACACTTCACGATATTCTCGATGCCGTTTCAAAGTACGTATATGCACATCGGAAATATGAAATATCTTGTTGATGATTTCTTGACCAGTATCTATATGTTTTATATCCATAACATATCCATTTTAAGTTGCATTAACCGTTCAAATGTTAATACATCAGTATTTTCTAGTATTTCATTGATTTTTTCAAAACCTAGTTCCGAAGCATCTTCATGCTGCAATTCAACAAAATATACATTTAATCCTTCTGACAGAAATTTTTCGGCAATAGTGATTGCATTTTTCAATGCATCGGCATCTAAGCATATGTATATGTCTTTAACGCGTTCTTGTATGATTTTTTTCTGCAGATTGCTTTGTATGATTTTACCAAATAGCGGAACTGCATTGCGTTTAATTGCAATGGCATCAAACGCGCCTTCACACAATATTATCGGCTGTGACCAATTAACAAACAAATCAAATCCGATAATGTCTTTTGATACTTTGGGATTCTTATGTTTCTGTGTGTCTGATTTGTAATATGCTCGAGATACAAAATAATTCAGTTGACCGGTGCAGTCATAACTAGGTATAATGATTTTACCCGAATATTCACCGGATTCACAGTATCCAATTCTGTATTTAAGAATGTCAAATATTGTGATTTTTCTTTGTTTTAGATAATGAATTGCATTGCGATAATCCGGTGTATTTTTTGGTATCCATAATGGCCGATAATCTGCCGGGAGTTGCAGTGTTTCATTTTTTATTTTAACATTGTCAGAAACACGATATTTACTGCTTTCAATGATACGATTTAGTTGTTCAAAACGCTCTTTCGGTAAATTTAATTGTTTGAACAATGTAGCAATGCTACGGCCTTTCTTGTCAGATATCCAACAATGCCATGGATTTTCTCCGGCTGAATTAGTATCAATGTTGATTTCTAATTTTGGCTTGTAATGTGAAACGAATGGAGAGAAGAATGCTATGTTATCACCGGATGTAGGTTTACCTTTACCTAATACTGATTCCAGTAACTGTAATAACTTTACATTTTTCATTTAATATTAATATAATAAATTAACTGTAATACTCCAATTAAATTAATAATAATATTAATATTAGTTAGACACATACATTGCATTCCTGGTCTAACGATCGATTCAATTCTGAATCAATCATTTAATTAATTAACATTAATCCATATGAATGTATTAAAAATTTTTCACATTTCAAATCAAAGTGAAAAGAATTTTTTAACATTAACAATTTCTTCGCCGTCACGTAAACATTCTGCAAACCAATCTGCCGGTATTTCTTTTTTAGCTACATGCATGATGCCCAATTTATTTGCATACTTTTCATATGTAGTTGATGATCCTTTAGATATTTTTTGATTAGGAGATTGGAATACCATGCGAATATCTATTCCAGGATTTGATGCTAATACATGTTTCATTTTTAATCGATCCGCACTAGTCCAACGACCTTTTGTTTCTACAAACATGTAACTTCCATCTTTTTTCTGAAATACAAAATCCGGTGTGTATTTAGCTCGTCGCTCCGGTACTATGTAATTTAATGTTTCTGTTTCATATTTCAAAGGATATTCTGCAGTTTTAATTTGTTCGGCAACTACATGTTCTAATCCTGACTTATAACCATATTTTAAAGCAGCCGCTCTTTTTGAATTTCCTGAGCTATGATAGTGATTTTTTCGCATAACCAATTTCCGTTTACATGGCATCCCATATGAACCATACTTTTTTTGTTTTCCATTTTTTTTCAGCTGAGTCATAAATATACAACGTCATTGGATATTTTCCTTGCTGTCCTTGTTGTATAAGATTACCGATTCTTTCTATAATGTATTTTATCATCTGTATGTTATGTTTATCTTGTTTAGATGCATTATTATATACAGATTCTGAATCTAAATTATAAGCTTTTAAACCTTTTGTTACTTGTTCATTATAGTATTCGTATGCGCCCTCTTCATCATCGCCCCAATCTAAAACTTTCCAAGTAAATTTTGCAAAATTCTTTTCAGCATCGCGAATCCAATTATAATATTTTCTGAAAAATGATAAAACATCTGCATGCGTTTTTAATTGACGTTTTAATTCAAGTTGTTGCTGAAACTTTGGATTTTCTTTTCTTGAACCTAAATCTGCAGTATTAATTTTTTCTTTTCCTTGTATATTACTAACATGTATATGATTGTAATGATTACCACCTTTATATGTTTGCCATAAATATGCACGTAATCTGCTAGGTGATTCTCCGAATTTATATCCTAGTTTTTTTAATTGTTCTACAAAAATATTTCCTAATGTAGTAAATAATTTACTGTTTCCCCTATATGTAATAAATTTACCATCTACCCGAAAAGCACTAATATCAACAGCTAATCCATACGCATGATTAGTGTTTACTAGTGAATGATCTTCTCGAGCATATGTAATTTGCACATCACCAATTTTTGCCATTTTAACTGCAGTCTCTAAATCATCTAGTAAATGTATACCGATTATGCCTTTATTAAAATCTCGTTTAGCACGATCACTAAAAATTAATTCTCCAACTTTATTAACTGGATTATCTAAACTAACATTAGACGGCGGATCCTGTACAGGGGTTTCGGATCTTTTAACAGAAGGATCTGAAGGTTTTTCAATGCCAGGCTTATCCGGTGCTGGGACTTCCTGTCGAGGCACATTTGGCTTATCGGCAGATGACTTTGCCGGCAATTCTCCTTTACGAATTCGATCTAATACCGAGTTTTGTTCTGTTAAATTATGTCTCATCACAGTTACTGTATTTTATCAGTTTTATATTTAATTATGTTGTCACGTGTTTCTTTTGTAATTTCTGTTCTAGCTCCGAGTCTAAATTTAGTAGTGTCATTTGGATCTAACACATCATCGCCATGTGTTATCACATTTAATAGCAATGTTGCAGTTCTCATATTTTCATCCCAAATACCATCCGGTTGGAAAGATGGAGATACAAAATATTGTAATGCAGTGTAATAATCTTGTGTTTCCGGAGTATTAAAACTATTAACCCAGTCTGGATTATTTTTAAGCATGTCACTAATATCTTGTTGAACTACGCGTATAATACCTTCATTAGAATCCCATTTAACAGATCCTACGGATACATCAGTGCCGGATTTTGGTGCCTGATATGAAAAACGTTTTTCTCCATCTGTACCTATATATGAAATAACATTTTGCAGTATTCCACGATACACATCACCATCATCATATGTAATAACACCCTCGTAAGGTGCACCGTTTTTAAACTCCCCCTCGAATACACCCGGAATTTCAGTATCTCGGTCTACTACACCTATACGTCCACTCAATGCAACCATTTCGGTGTTACCAAATTCATCTAGTTGTATACGAGCAAAGCCTCGGAAAGATCCGTCATATTCCATTTCTGATGCTTTTGCGTCGGTAACATCGATTGTATATGGTTCAAATGCAGTGTCATATGAATCGTAGTCCTTATCTAGATACTGCAGATCTGGTATTAAAACACGTGAACCTTCTGGTTTAGGATTAAGTTTTTCTTGTTGCAATGCTTTACGTAATCCAGAAAACCATTTATTTGCATTTACTGCTGTTATTATTATAATATTTTCATATCGATTTGTAGGTACATCTTCTATAACTTCGGAATATGTTATGGGTTCTGTTTCATATAATTGTTTAGATAACATGTATAATTGATGATAATTACAAATCCAAACATTATATTTGAAAACTCGTTTACGTTTCGAAACATCTGGTCCTACTATGTACATGTATTGCGGAACATCATCTTTAAGTTTATCCCAAAAACTATCATTACCATAATATGTTTTTTTAGATGTTTTATCAGTTTGATTTAATGCATCTATAATTTGTGGTTCAGTAACTAATGGACCTCCGAAAGTAGGTTTTCTAGTAGCTCGATTTATAATAGTAAATGCAGACCATCCATCTAAAGATGCACCATGTTGTTGTGCAATCGTTTTAGCAGTATTATTTGCTGGTTTAATTACCGTAGTACGAGTGTATGGAACATAATCTGGTAATTTTATTGTAGAAGATTTCTTAGACTCTTTTTGTTCTTTTATGTTGCGTTTATTATACATATCATTTTTATATAAATATCAATTACCAATCAACCATTACCATTTTTCCGTTCCATATCATGATATTGTCTGAACGGAAATCTAAATCTAATTCAAATTCTGGAATCTGAAGCTTTTCTATATCGGCACGCAAAGCATTTAAAAAATTATCAATTTCAACATCAATGTTATCCGTTTCATCAATAAAGTCAAATACCGATACTTCGCCTCCTTCACTACGAGCAAATGTTACGAAATCTTGCAAGAATAAATCAATTCTTTTTTTCAATCGAATTGGTAATTCCGATGCATTTGCCATGATATACATGTTTTTTCCATCTACATAATATACTGGAATAAATGTTGTAAAATCATTGTATCGATTGACAATTTGTTCTGCTACTGCATATTCATCGCGTTCTTGTGTAATTTTAAAAACTTTATCTTCGCCATCTATTTCATAAACACGACCATTATCACCAGCTCCTATTAACCGGAACTGTTTACGTTGTATTTTATCCAAGCAACGTTGTGTGTCTAATTCTGAAAGTTCCCGCAATAAATGTTTTAACCGTATCATGTTTATCCTGGCAAAATATTTTTATCAATATCAATGCGAATTAAAAAATTCATGTCAACATCAGATCGCTTTCTAATCGGCTGTGCTAATTTACCAATAGCCAACAGTTGACCGGCATCATCATAAAGTCCAATCGTGGTTATGTATGGATCAAAAACACTAGAACTTACAAAGCTTTGATATGTAACATCATCATCAGCGGTAAGCGATGGATTCAGTGATAAATTAAAATCGCCAGCATCTAATTTTGCTAAAACACTTAATTCATATGTAGTTAATGTGCTACGATAACTTGAAGTGTATGATGAATTCAAAATGTTATTGTATCGATAATCGGCACTAGATATTACTACAATTCCTTGCTTAGAAAATACATTTCCAACTACAGCCGTTTGTAACATGGTGCCACCTTCCGTACGATCTGCTAAATATCCCGTTTCAGTAACAGTTAATGCTTTATCAAAAACACGTATTTCATCTAAAACACCATTTAAATTCAAAGAACCAGTTCCATATCCACCAATATACACGGAATCGGTATTATCGAATCTACCGGATGCAGTAAACGGAGAATTATTGGCATTCACTAAAAATGTTGCTGATGCAGATGCTTCTAATACGCCATTAACATATAACTGCATCCAGCTACCACTTTTTTGACATACTACATGATTAGATGCAGTAACATATGATGTAGATACAATGCTCCGTTTCAATGTGTTGTTGCTAGAAACTGTGAACACAACCTGATTGCTACCACTTAATTCAATTTTAAATGGAAATTTTGTGCTGATATTGTTATTGGATTTTGCTAGTATTAAATCATTTTCTGCACCTGGATTAGATGCTGAAATAAAAAATGCAACAGCATAATTCGTATCACGTGAATATTCTCCGGATACGGAAGTAGCAATATAGCCAGATCCAGAAAATTTTGCTGCTAATCCGACAGGTAAACCAGCGCCGGTACTGGTTGACACGCCTGGTACATATGTAACATTTTCAGATGTATATGTGATTCTGGATTCATCAAAATATTCATTAAATCCTTCATACCACCGTACGTTTGAAACAATTGAAGCAGTAGAAAATGCAGTGTCATACACATTACCATATCTATCGGCAGCCAATTGCAAACTAGACCCAGTGAATGTGAAAGATGCCGGTTTAATGCATTCTCCAACTTTTTTATTAGGAAATGATAAAATAGATGCTGTTTGATATAAATTCTTTTTCGTTCGATTTAAATCAGTAGGACCTAATGTGTTGAATGGCTGATTCTTAAACTTATAAAATAATTGATCAACAGACCAATATGTAACAGACTGTAAACTTCCGTTTATATTTGCAGCATCATTATATGTTAGTTCAGTTTCTAATGCCGGCAAAATGCTTTTATTTGTATAAATTCCAATTAACGGTAAACAGCTTGATGTAGCACTACCAGATATTACAGTCCAAAGTTTAAAACTTTGAAATGGCGTAATAGAAACATCTGATGTATCTACTTTTTTAAATACCGATGGATATATTCCTTGATATGAATCTATATTTTGTATTCTTGTTTCTGACATTATAGTAAAAACCCTGCTACATTTATTATAAATATAACAGGGCTTAAATCAGTATGTAAATACTTAGAAATCTAGTTTAACTCTGATCAGTGCTTCACGCTGGAATGATTTCAGCAACGGCTTACTTAATTTAGCAACTGCTAATAATTCTTGCTGATCATTATACAAACCAACTGTGGTAATGTATGTTTTTGGATCTCCTACAAATGTACTTTGTGCAATTTGACCAACTGATCCAGTAACATACGAAGCGTTATTGGAGAAATTGTATTCTGCATTTTTAACACGCACAAAGTAATGTGTGCTAGTAACTTTTTCTGAATTTCTTGCTAAGAAACTATATGGATCGGACGTTGCTGGATTCGTTTGTAATGCAGATCCGGAAATTGAATGATACAATGCAAAATGATTATTACCTTCCGAACTAGATCCGGTATTAGTTGCAAATCCTAACTGTTGATCTAACATTTTACCATCAAGAATTAATATTCCATGATCTGGATATACTAATCCATAATAAACTGGCGCAGATGAATTATGTACTCCTGCAGATAAAGATCCGGATACTATGTTATATACTCGGCCAGAATCTCCAACAGCTCCGGTAGACAGAGAAGAATCATCAATTAATGTTTGTACGGTGGATCCGACTGATACAGAACCAGTTGCATTTGTTGCTCGTGCCGTAATGTTTGCTAATGGTAATTCAAAATTTCCAGCATCTAAACGTTCTTTAAGACGATTACGTTTAAAATTAACTACATAAATATAATCCGTACTTCCCGATCCTGCTGTTGTGAATCTAGAATCAGCCGGATTCAGTAGTAATTGGCGATATTGTGAGTATATTGCTTTCGATGGAGAATCATTAAGTTGGCCTTGCGAATCTGAACCACTACCCAAAGCATGACCAAACGCCAATGAAAACTGCACTGCAGCACCTTCATTAGTTGGATTTTCTTGATACACATCCGTATAGTATCGTCTCTGTGTAGTAGTTTGAGTAGATGATGTTGCATATGTTGTTAAACCAGCAAGCCCATCGCTCCACAAACCTGCCGTTACTACTTCAGTCTGATTAGATACTACATCATTTTGCATATCAAATCTAGTAAATACACGGCCATTACGGGCTAATAATTGCGTTGCCTGTGCATTAGCAAACATTTCATTAGCTAATTGTTGTGCTAACTGTTGTACTTGTTCAGTAACGGCACTCGCATTTGTTTGTCCGGTAGTAGTAGGTATTGTTACCGGGCCTAATTGGGTACCGCGTGGTACACCGCCGTGTCTAGGTTTTTGTTTTAACGTGTTAATAAGCTGTTTCATATTCATTTCTTTTTATTAACTTGACATTCCAACGCCGGTTGTTACTGCAGTTACTTTTTTAACAGTTAAATTAATAGTAACACTGCCACCCGTTTCATTACCAATAATAGTAATAGTTGCAGTTTTATCTTCAATGTATTGCGATTTAGCAATAACACGGAATTCAAATCCAGCAACTGCTACACTCTGTGCATCTTCATTATCTCCAATAAATCTTGGAGTAGTTGGTAAAGTTGAATTTTGCAATGCTCTTGTAATTTGAATGTCTGCAACGGTTGAATCTGATAATATTGCAGTGTATCCTAAATTTGCATTACCTCCTTGCAAGTTACTAGTATTAGGTGTAATTGCTGCAGAGTCACCAGGGGCTAACAATGT